TCGGCACGGTCGCCGAGATCGGCCAAGGCGACTGATGGGCCTGGGGTCGATGCTGGCACGGTCCGCGTCCCCCAACGTCGCCCCCGCCTCGCCTGCCGGTCCCGGCACGTGGATGGCCGGCCCCGAACAGACATGGCCGCCGGCCACCGTGCTCGCTCCCCCGTCCGAGGCCAGCGCCCTGTCGGTGCCGGCGTTCTGGCGGGGCCACGCCTACGTGTGCGGCGGCATCGGGATGTTGCCCGTCACCGTGTTCCGCGGCACCGACGCCCTGGACCCCCAGCCGGCGGTCATGCGCCAACCCGACCCCAACCAGACCCCCATGGCGTTCTGGTCGGGGGTGACGAGCTCGCTCACCCTGTACGGCAACAGCATCAACCTCATCACCAGCCGCGACCGGTACGGGTTCCCCCTCACCCTCAAACCGGTGCACCCCACCCTGGTGGCGGTCCGGTTCACCGGGAACCCCATGACCCCCATCGTCGACGCCTGGTACGTGGCCGGCCGCATCTACGACCCCGCCGACATCTGGCATGTCAAATCCCATGTCGGCCGGGCCGGGTGGCCGTTGGGGCGGGGCCTGATCGACACCGACTCCGACGCCATCGCCATGGCGTTGTCGTTGCAGTCCTACGGCGCCAACTACTTCAACACCGGCGCCATGCCCACCGGGATCCTGAAAGTCCACCGGCCCGAAATCACCCAATCCCAGGCCGATGAAGCCAAGTCGAACTGGATCAACAAGTATTCGGGCGGCCCGTCGGTGGCGGTGTTGAACGAACTGGTCGACTTCACCCCCGTCGCGTTCCGGCCCGTCGACTCCCAGATGGTGGAGTCCCGGGCGTTCCAGCTCATCGAGATCGCGCTGATGTGGGGTATCCCGCCGTCGAAACTGGGCGCCAACGTGGGCGGCGGCACCTACAAGAACGCCCAGATGGAAGAAGTCCAGGCCCGCAACGACGCCTTGGCCCCGTGGACCACCCTGCTCGAGGAAGCCATCAGCATCGACCTGCTACCCCGCGGCCAGAACGCGGTGTGGGACCTGTCCGCCAGCCTCCGGACCGACACCCTGTCCCAGTATCAGGCGTACCAGGCGGCGTTGGGCGGTCCCGGGCCCGCCAGCCAGTGGCTGCTGGTCGACGAGGTCCGGGCCCGCGAGAACCTGGACCCCATGGACGTCGTGGCCGACGAGCTCGCCCACGCTGTCGCCGCCGCCGGGGTCACCCCGTCCGACACCGCCGCCGGCGCCCCGCCGGTGGCGCCGGTGGCGGGCGGCCCTGACACCAGCAACCAGTTCCCGGCGGGCGGCCCGGAAACGACCAACAAGGGCACACCCGGATTGAACCCGGCGATGGCCGCGGGCGCGGCCGGTATCCCCAAGGGGGCGCAATGACCAGTTTCCAGGCCGCCAACGAGCAGATGGGCATGGCCTACCGGGACGTGTGGTCCACGGCCATGATCAACGACATGCCCGACTCGAGTTTCCTCTACATCGAACCGGGCGGATCGAAAGACGCGGACGGCAAGACGACACCGCGGTCGTTGCGGCACTTCCCCGTCAAAGACGCCAACGGGAAACCGGACGCCGCTCACATCGCCAACGCTCTGGCCCGCATCAACCAGGCCGACATTCCCGTGGCGGCCCGCATGGCGGCCATGACCAAAGCCAAAGCGATGGCGGCCGCCCACCCCGCGATGATGGGCGGGCCCACCAGCCAGTACCAGGGGACGGCGGGCAGCGGCCGGTCGGCGCCCACCGAAGTGCTGACCCGGTCGTTCGACGTCGACCTGATGCTGCGGGCCGGGGGCGACGGCCGCACCCTCGTGGGGCGGGCCGTCCCCTACGGGCAGACCATCGACGTCAACGACGGCCGGGAACGGTTCCTGTCGGGGGCGTTCGCCCGCCAGATCGACGCCAACCAGGTTCGGTCCATCAAACTTCACGCCACCCACGAAGGCCGCCGCACCGATTTCGCGGTCGGGAAAACCCTCACGTTGGAGGACCGCCCCGACGGTTTGCACGGCACCTGGGGCCTGTACGACACCCCCCGCGGCGACGAAGCCCTCTACATGGTCCGCACCGGCGAAGTCACCGGCCTGTCGGTGGGGTTCAAAGCGTTGGCGAACGGCACCCGCATCGGGCCCGACGGGGCCATGGAACGCACCGCCGTCCATTTGGACCACGTGGCCCTCGCCACCGAACCGGCGTACCCCGAGGCCCGGATCCTGGCGGTGCGGTCCGTCGAGCCGGGCGCCGTCGCCGGGTTACGGACCGCGCAGGCCCGCCACCACCAGCTCCTCGACCGGATCCGTTGAGGATCGTCTGCCCCTACACCCCCGCCGGCCTTCAACCGGCCACCACCGCCGCTCTCGAGAGCCTCGGGCGGCCCGTCGAATGGGTTGACGTGTCCGGTGACGACCACGCCTACTTCCGTGCTCTCAGTGGCCTGTGGGCCGACCAGACCGATTTCCTGCTGGTCGAGCACGACATGGTCCCCACCGTCGACGCTGTGACCGAAATGGAGACGTGCCGGCGGTGGTGGTGCACCAACCCGTACCCGTGCAACCAGTGGGGCACGCTCATCGAGGTGGCGTTCGGGTTCACCCGTTTCCGGGCCGAGCTGATGGCCGCCGAACCCGACGCGTTCGCCGCCACCGTCGCCGTGCCCGTCATGGTCAACGGCCACCAGTGGCCGGCCCGCCACTTCCAAGGCCTCGACTGCCGGTTCGACTGTGTCATGGGCGCCCGCCGCTACCGCCAGCACGCCCACCCCGCGGTCATTGAGCACCTGCACGTCTACCCGTAGAATCCGCCCCTAGTCGCTGAACCATCCAGGACCGAACCCGGGGGCGCCCGGAACCGGCGAGACGGTGAACCGGTGGCGTTGGGCGTAACACGCGCCGACGCGCCCCGGCGCCCGACCCTGTGGAGGGTTCAACCATGGCTTCACGCTTCATGGAGCGGATGGCAGCCGACTACAAGCATCTATCCGACCAGTACGACGGGATCTTGGCCCGCTGCGACGACGAGAGCCGCGACCCCAACCCGGACGAGGCCGGCCTCCTCGACGGTCTCCGCACCGAAATGCAGCCGTTAGGGGACCGGCTGATCGAGCTGCGCGAAACCGACGAACGCCGGTCGGCGGCGGTGCGGGCCATGTCCGACGCCCCGCCGGTGCCGGACACCACCAACCTGCCGGTCGTCCAGGTCCGCAGCGAACCCGACGTGTACCTGCCCCCCGCCGCCGGCGGGCAGCGCCGCTCGTTCTTCCGGGACCTGTTCCGAGCCCAGTTCGACAACGACACCGAATGCCGGTCGATGATCGAACGCCACAACCTGCAGATGCGGGCCATGGGCACCACCACCACCGGGCCCGGCAACGTGCCACCGACGTGGCTGTTCAACGAGTTCGCCATCCTCCAGCACGGCGCCCGCCCGTGGGCCGACACGCTCCGCAAGGTGGGGATCGACTCCGCTAACCCCGTCAACATCGGCAAGCAGGTCACCCCCGGCGCCGCCATCACCGCCACCGCCGAAGGTTCCCCCGCCGGTGACGGTTCGTTCGTGTCGAACCTCATCACCGTCAACCCCGTTACCTACACCGGCAAGGTCGACGTGTCCCGCCAGCTGATGGACGGCTCCAACCCCGCCATCGACGGGATCGTGTACGCCGACTGCATGGGCGCCTACAACGAGGCCGTCGAGCAGGCCGTCGTCAACGCCTTCGAGGCGTTGACCGCCCCGTCGGGTATGGCCGCCGTGATCGCCTACCCGGGCACGCCCGCCTACTCGAACCTCCCCGACGCGTTCACCGACGCCGGCGCCTCGATCATCAAACGCCGCAAAGCACCACCCCGGGTGGTGTTCATGTCGGTGGGGGCGTGGGCGTTCCTGGCCAAACAGAAAGACACCCAGGGCCGCCCGCTGATCACCACCGGCCAGCACGGCCCCGTCAACGCCTACGGTCTCGGCGACGCCGTCGTCTATGACCACATCGCCGGCGAGGTCAACGGCCTGCAGTGCATCCCCAGCTGGGCGGGGGTCGACAACCACATTTACGTCCTCAAAGCCGACGACAGCCTTCTGTTGGAGAGCTCGACGTTCAACTTCCGGTACGAGGAAGTGTTGGGCCCGTCCGCGATCCGGTTGGGGGTGTGGGGCTACGCCGCCCCCGTCCTGGGCCGCTACCCGTCCGGGATCATCCAGATCAACGCCGGCACCACCATCCCCGCCCCCGCCGAAGTCGAAACCGAACCGGGAGCGGAAACCGAAGCGGCCGACGAGACGGGCGAGCTCGAGACCCGGTCACGGACCCGGAAGTAGCCAGGAAGTAGCCAGTGGAGCGGTTCGATTTCGACTTCTCGGCCAGCACGGCCACGGGCCCGACCGGGAACCAGGTCCGTTACAACAACGCCGCCCCGGCGTCGGTGACGCACCTGTACGTCAACAACATGACGAACCCGGGCGAGGACGTGCACACCCTGCTGGCCGCCGCCACCGTCGGAACCCGCCTGTACGTCCAGGACTGGAACGACCACACCCTCTACGCCGAGTTCACCGTCGCCGCGACACCGGTGGACAACACGACATGGGTGGATCTTCCGGTCACGTTCGTGCAGGCGGGCGGACCGCTCAACAACAACCAGCGCATCACCGTCATGGCCCAAACCCCGTCGGATCTGGCGGTCGTCCCGCCACCGTCAGGTACGGGGGGGTGGCCGACCATCACCGACGTCAAGGGGTATCTGCGTCTCGGGACCGACACGTCCGACGACGCGGTCGTCACTGAACAGTTGAACGCGGCCACGAAATGGGCGTGGAACCGGTGCGACCCCCAGTTCTGGGATCAGACCAACCCCAACTGGGTCGGGTACGTCCCCGACCCGCTGTTCACCGTCGTCGTCATGGAAGCGGGCCGCCTCTACCGGCGCCGCGACTCGGTGGACGGGACCATCGGGTGGGGTGACATGGGTGTCGTCCGGGTCGGCCCCAAAGACCCCGACATCGAAACGTTGATCGCCCCCTACCTGAACGTCGTGTTCGCCTGATGGGCTGGCAACGCCAACCGGTCGCGCAGGCGCTGGACGACATGATCACCGCGGCCACCGCCGGGACGGTGTACGTCCACCGCCGGCCCCCGGAAACACTGAACCCGATGGCGGTCGTGATCGGCCGCACCTACC